TTTTTATTGTTAAATTCTTCATAATCTTTTGCTATAATTAATTCTTCTAATTCTTCCAAATCCTGAGTATTTGTAGGATTAGCATGTATATTTACCCATATTGAATCTTCGTGCGCGTAGATCATTCTCTTTGATCCAGATGGCGCTTCTACGTAACACGGTGCCGTATGGTCAACTGTGTCGTTCTCATCAGCTACAGATATCATACCGGTTAATAAAAACCAAACGTGATTGTGTTTATGTATTTTACCAATAACAAACGAATCTTTTTTCATAGACATTTGCCTTATATATATCCCATCTGTAAAAGTATGTTTTAAAGGAAAAACCTCTGAGTCTCCTTTAACCACGCTCTCCCCATCTACAAATTCCATAAGTGAGTTTTGTAACTCCATTATATCGCTTCTTTTCTGTAGCTGCTGTTCTTTTTTTACTATTTCTTTTTTCCCTGCCATTTAATTGAATTTATATCAATATAGTTACAGTTTTTAACGTTTATTTACTACTTTCAAAATAATCAACACCAACACTAAACAACTCCGCCGGCGCATAAGAACTGTTTTCAAATCTCATTCTAGCAAAATACCCTAACAAACTGCTCATGTTAGCTTGATTATCTTTGGCGAACATTATAAAATCTCCCAGTGTTGGAGGCGTGGGTCCATTCCATAAGTTATTATTTATGTCAACTATTATATAATCCGAACCAACTTCAGTAACCGGTCCCATTTCTGTTAAATTACCAGTTGCCGTTGCAGACGGTAAAGTAGTTTGATCTATACTAGGGACAAACCAAGCTATATCACCTACTTGTACAGAAACGTTTAATGGATTTGGAAATGTTATTGTTATTAAAGGCATGTTAAGTTAGTGTTATTGTTATTGTTTTAGTCGCGCTATGAGTTCCGCCAGCATCAGTACACTTAAAAGTAAAAGTATCTGTATCAGTTGCAGATCCACTAGTATTATTATAAGTGATAGATGTTCCAGTGAACGTATTATTATTAAAAGCAGTGGAATTGTTTCCAACAGTACCTCTTGAAGGACCAGCTACTCTAGTGTATGTTTTAGCACCTGCGTTTGCATCTGTATCACCTAAACCACAATTTACCGCAACTGTTTCACCAGCGACACACGTGACCGATTGGTCACTAGCATTAGGTATTGTCGTTACATTTTCTTGTAATCTCCAAGTGATAGTGTCGTCATCATGTCCAAATCTATTTATATATCCCTTTACGGTTCCTGTTAAAGAAGCGGTTCCACTACCAGTTATTGAAGCTTCTTGGATATCTACGTCATATCCTCCTTCTGAAAAATATAAAACTTGCCCGTCTTCTATTTTTGGCCAAATAGTATAACCACTTAAAGTTAGAACGTCATCACCATCTTTTACTATTGCTACTTCTTCGCTTATGTTTTTTCCATAGGCTTTCATTCCGTCTAGAAGATTAGTGTCGTCAACTACTTTTATTTTTGCCATTGATGGAAGTAATCTCGAAACTTTTTGAGAAGGTCTTTTAGCACTTGTAAAATCTCCTCCAGTTGATTTAGACACACTGGGATCTCTAGTAACGTATAATAACGCACTACTTTTAGTTATAGCCCCAGTTAAAGTAAAATAAACACCGGAGTCTAAGTCGTTAATATCGAAAGCACCTTCAGGGGCCAATCCTTTAAAAGAACTTGATAATCCTGATGCTATAGTGTAACCAGCAGTTGTATGAGATGTCGTCCAAGTTAAGGTTTTCTCGGTATACTCTCTTTGTGTTATGTAGTTCTCCAAAGCATTTAAAGAGCTGTCCGTAACAACTCCAGCTTTAGGTTTAACGGATAAGGTATAAGTATCATCGCTTGTTATATCTGGAAGAATTATAGGTATTACTGATCTTCCGTTTGGACCAATTGATATGTTTATAATATTAGTCCCCGACGCAAAAGTCTTTGTGTTTTGATTATAAGTATTGCCAGCTGCGTTCTTTACAATAACGCTAGTTTTAGCGTTTGGCGAACCTTTTACTGTTATGTGTTTTATTTTTTCTGCCATATTACGTGAGCGTTATATTGTTAACAACAGGAATAGATTGAGTGGTACCACCGTCTATGTCTATTTCTAATGGTAAATCATTAGCTGGCATAGAAAACGAATGTAGGGCAACTATGACTACAATTGTGTTGCTACCAGTGGCTATCCAGTTAGGATCATAATTAGGATTTGGATCCGTTCCATTAGAGTCTGTATAATTCATATAAATTCTATTATCATTATCTTCAAATTTAACAAAATCTACTTCAGCAGGAAGCGTGCCACCCGTAAACGTAGGCGGTGAAATTGTTGATAGCTGCGCTCCGCTTATAGTAAAGTCTGATGCTTGAATAGTAAGTCCTGAATCAGGAGTTATAAGTAAGTATGCTACCTGTGGTACACTACCACCACTTTGATAATCTCCTAGGTTATGCTCGGTAACTTGATACCCGTTAGAACTATTTGGAGAATCTTGATCTCCTAAATCTCTAACGGTTAAATTGTAGCCATTACAAGTTCCACAAGTGTAACTAAAGTCTAAATAATCGTCAGTTGGTAAATTATTTTGGAGTTGTCCTAAGCCAGTCGGAGCATTGTTAAATGTGTTACTTAAATACACATCGTACGGCAAACTTGTATTATTGGGATAAACTAAGTTTGGCACTATACTTGTAATAGTGGTTCCAGACGGTAAGTATGGATTATCTATTTGACAACCAACAGTTATATTATTGTTAATTACATCATCTCCAGTTATCCTAGCGTTATTACTATTAGATATGAAACCAGACGTACCTCCCGTTTGTATATTAGGATACATACCCGTCCCTGGCATTGCTTCCCCTGTAACTATTCCTTGTTGACAAGGGCTACCATAAGTACAACTACCATCGTCAGGATAAGCTAATGGATTATAATTATTAGCTAATGGATCCATACAACCAGCATACAAACAGGATCCATCGTCAAAGTTAGCACTCAAATAGTAATTACTCGCTAAAGGATCAGTACATCCGTACGTAGGAGCGGGATAATTACAACAAGGTCCCGTTGGGGGACAACAATCAAACTTTGGATCGAAATCGTCGGCCGCAAAACCAATAGGGTTTCCGTTAGTATCTTGACAGGGGAACGTGCAAAAGTTTCCAAATCTATCTAATCCGTTAGTAGCTGGGTAAAACCCAACCTGAGAATCTGTACAACCGTAGTCATAACAACAACTTCCATCTTCATTCGTAGCTAAAGGATCGTAGTTTAACGCTCCTGGATCGGTACACCCGTTTATAATTACCACATTCTCAACGATACTTGAAGCCATATCTATTCCTTGAAAAGAAAACTCAGATAAGTCGATATTACTAGCGTCGTAAGCTTCTCCTTTCATTCTTGAAAAGTATTTTCCTTCCTTGTCTTTAAACTCTAGTAAGTCTGTTTGTTGTAGATTAGTGTTTCCTTCTGAAACGTGCCAACCAAGAGAAGCTAAATTGTTATTATATTCTCCATCAATAACGTTTTGTGTAACCTGAGCCCTACTTCCTTCATAATTTAGAGAACCAAAACTCTTGACAGATCCAGAGGATTGATTAAATAAAACGTTTACAAAAGGATTAGCTCTTACTCCGTAAAATACAGCTGTAACACCTTGATGATGTCTCCATATATTTCCATTTTTAAATGTATAGTAGTTATTATTTAAACTAACACCACCCTCTTGTATAAAAGATTTAAAACTTGTCCATCCGTCAGTTTTAGCTCCGTAACTTATCGTTTCGTTAACACCAGTAAGTGTTACGTTGTAAGAATCTTTTTTATCATCATAGCTACCTATTATTTCATTAGCGTTAACTAAATTGTCTGCAAAGTGATCTTTCATTCCATGATCAGAAATAGGTACTAATCCCTGTCCGTCTAATTTTAATATAACACCTCTAGATCTATCGGAGAAATAAGCCCTATGAGCTTGCGAAGCAAAAGATTCTGGATTTTTAGATATTCCATATTCTCCACCCATAGGCGTTGCTTGTCCTAAAACTCTATTTGTTGCTATCATTTGAGGATTTCCATCAGCGTTGTATAAAGCGTCTTTGTTTGCTAGTATTTTAAAAACTTTATCTTCACATAAAGTTATTAAATCACCTTCTCTCGCGTGTAACTTTTGAATACTACCATGTCTAGGATTTAAGTCTTTCGTGATTTTCTCAGCCATTATAAACTGATTAGTATTGTTAACACCGCTAGCGTTATTGTAAATACCAGAATATATTAAACTATTTTTCTTTCTTTCTTGTTGGTATTTCACAGCCAGCGTTGTTGAGGCCTTAACACCTTTATCTAATCTAACAGCGTTGTAATCGTCTCTTAACCTGTCAGATTCAACTCCATTTCCAAACGAATAGCAATTATACCAATTTAAATCAATCTTAGCCCTAGAAGAATCTCTTACCAATTTTAACGTTAAAAAACCACTTCCATTAACATCTACTCCATTAAACGAGTTAGAAGAAGAAAGAAGATCAAAAATACCTCCAGTTATAGTTCCCCCACTTAATCTACTAAACGTTAAAGAGTGATTGTCTAAACCCATGCCGATAGGTAATCTAAAGTTGTCTGCCTTAGCACCAGTGTTGATGTTTATGTAGTTTCCAACAGCCTTACAATCCAAAGTCAACATATTATCATCCCACGCGGTTATTTTAGGCGTAGTTCTTCTTGTAAATACTATTGGCAAGCCGATACCAGATGCTGTGGCTTCTTGACTTAATAAGATTGTGTTTCCGCTTATGCTTACAATTTTAGTTTCAACAGGGGTTGTCGTTGGGTTTCCTGATGGATCTAAAGCAAACGCTGGAAAGTAAGCTGGAATTAATGAGTTCGCTGCTCCATTGACTATCCCACCAGAACTTACCAAAGCTCCTATTAAATCATAATTAGCTAAGTTAGGACTATTAAGAATTATTTCATTAGAACCACTAGTTATATCAGCTGTCCAACCAGCAGTTATCCCTATGTCTTTCCACGTTTCTATGAAAGCGTTTGGAAAATCTGTTTGTACAGAACTACCAATCCTAGCGAATTGTTCGTTTGTTTGTCCGTTTATTTCCGTTGGAAAAGCTTGGTCTATTTCGTAATAAATATCTAATCCAATATCTTCTTTTGGTTCAGTTTCAAAAATAGCAGGATTATCACTCATTTCTTTTAATGCGTCTGGATCATATTTTTCAACCACTTCAATAGTATTAAACCTAGTGGTAACAACACTGGTACCTGAACTTGACGGAGAACTCATATTTCCAACATCGTAATTATTCGAAGGTTGTGCTATAGATGCTCCAGCGGCTGTTCTTACCGGACTCCAACACGTGGTAGACGTGGGATTCTGCGACGTCCAAGTCCCCAAAGACGCGTCGTGATTACTATCAATGTCACTGGATATCCAGGTTGGTTCGTCTCCTTTTATTCCTTGGTCTTCTATGTAAGCTCCACTACTCACGTCTTTTCTCCATCCAGTTGCCTTTAGTTTAATATACAACCTCCTAGTTTTGTTACTTTTCCAAGTTCTTGGGTTGCCATTACCCCCATCGTAATTATATATCCCACTTCCGTGGTTGTATTGAGAATCACCCTGCCCAATTGACGATATTATCTCATAAATAACTCCGTTCGGATCTTCTTTCCATCTAATCCATTTGTTAACAGTGTGTAGCGATTCATAAAAGTCTCTTTGAGTTTTATCATGTGAAGCTATACTGAATCCTTCTTCTGTACCATCTTTTATTTCTGATAAAGATATTTCTAAATGGTTTTTTCTGGCACCACTTCTGCTACCTGTTATACCTTTACCATAATCTCCTGACCAAGGACCTGGTCCATCCGGTATAGTACCCCAATTTCTTTCTATCTCATCTATAAAGAACGCAGGACCAACCTTTTCTCTCCAGGAGTTAGGATGTCCGTACCATTGTTGTTTTTGACACCAGGAATTATCCTTGCTAGATGATTTCATGTAAAACTGTTTCGCTGTTTGTCGAATTGTAAAACTACTAGCCGCGTCTGGTGACGTGTCAATATTCCCTAATAACGTTGCGTCGTCTGCTATTTTTACAAAAAATCTACCTTGGAACTCTGGTTTATTGTGATAAACCTCTTCTGCAATTTCCCAACTAATACCCGTCCAACCAGATGTTTGTCCAAAAATTTCAGCTGAAACGTCTATTTCGAAAGTTCCGTTTAAAGTTATTATAGGAGCCGTTGCGGATGATTCGTTTACGCTTTTAATAGGGTACCACTTAGTAGATGCATTAGCGTTAAACATACGTATAACTAACCCAGATTTACCAGCGGTCACACCGTTCATGTTGACCGTACCTGTAACACTAGTGGTAGCCGCTTCTATTTGGTTAGTCGCGTGTCCTTGAGTGTTTAAAGATGTTCTTTGTAGTTTTATATAGTCAGGGGCCTCGTTTTCTATCGCTATAACTTTATATCTAGCTTCTTCTTCTACAAATGTGGAATTGTCATGTTGTTTTTTAAGGATTAGATATGTTTCTTCATCTATTTTATTTCTTTCTGCCGAAGGAAAAGAAAGCCATACACCACCGTCTTCTGCGTTGTACCATCTATCTAAAGCTACGTTGTAGTATTCGTTAGAAGTTTCTTTTATAAAAAATTTATATGAATCAACCCAACTAGGAACGTTGGATTTATTTTGAACAAATAACGAGTTGTGATTATCAGCTAAAGACTTAGCTATATTAAACGATGCTTTTTCATTTGTAAAAACTGGCGTTTCTCTACCAAACTCATCTTTATAAACTATTCCAACTTGATACGTTCTAAGCGATTTTATAGACGGAGCACCTGTTCCTTTTGGTACGTCTTCAGTAAGTTCATTTGATAAGTCTTTAGACTTTACATAAGTTGATAAATTTATATTTTGCCAATTACTTAAGTTGTATCCTTCTACATAGTTACCATATATTATTCTATTTGCACTTAGTTCCTGCGCTTTTGCTTTTTTAGGCACGTTGTCCCAAGGTCTTAACAGTTGGTTCGAAGGAACAGCAGCGTATATAACTTCTGATTCTAGTTGTATAGCCCCTTTAGTTTCTCCAGTCCAAGGCGACTGAGGCGTTACATGCCCAAACGTATTCCATTCCGGATCTCCATGTTTTATAGTTTTAACAGTGTATATATTAGGAGAATTTGATTCCTTGTACAATACATCTATTTCTATAACTCCTTTAGGTAAACCATCTGGGACGAAATCTAATATCTTCAGAAATCTAAGTTGATTTATCATTCCTAAATTATAAGCATTTTTAGAATCGTAATTAAAGTAACCTGGTATAAATGCTACTTCTGAAAACGGAGAAAAACAAGAATACTCACCATCTTGATACTTATATCGATAAGCAAATCTAGGGAATTTAAATTCAAATAAAGCTTTGGATTGTTCTAGGCAGATCGCCCAATCTTGATCAGGAAGACCGTTTGCGTCTTCAGAGAAAGGAAAGAATCCTTTTATAAAGGAAAGTATTTTAACAGTTAGAATACTATTGGTCACCCCAACAACAACAACTCTTATTTCAGAACTTTGAAAGATTCTAGGGTTATTTACTAAATCAGAATCTGATGATAATATTAACACGTCTCCAATTTGGAAATCTGGATCCCCTGGGTTAGCACCCCAAGAGCCTGGAATATCTACTAGCGTTCCAGATGGAAACGGCGTTATGTTAGTAGGTGAGTTTGGATCACCTGGATCAGAAAGTGTTTGTTCCGCAAAATTAATGGGCTCTGTAACCCCAAAAACGACTCCCCTTCCACCGATATCATTGTACATCTCTAAAGAAGGAGGCGTTAGTGGAGATTTTTTAATCACCGTCGCGTGCTCTTCTTTCATGGGTTTATTTGAGATTTGCGTTCCGTCTGAGTTATGAACTACAAATTTAGAATGTAGGTTCCATGATCCTTGGGTAATACCATATTTCGACTTGGTTATGTTTATTTTCTTTGGCTCTGATATATTATCTGTCCAAAACAATAAATCATCTACAATATTTATCCCTGTTATAAGATTATTTTGTTGAAAGTTTAATATTCTTTTACTTTTAAACCTCAAAAAACTCGCGTAAGGAAAAATCAAAGTTGGAAAATCAATCCCAGATTCGGTTTTAAAGTATATTTGCCAAATGTTGTTAGCGGAATCAAAAACCGTGTTATACACTTGCACTGGCCCAAAATTGGTGGTTATTACACCATTAGCGTCCATTATAACTCCACTTGTCTCTGTTAAAACTAAATGTAAGCCACTAAAAATTCCCGAAGGAATTACAACATCAACCTCCACAAACATACCACTCCTTACATTCTGCATATCAATACTATCGTTAACAACTAAATAGTCCACCGTTGTTCCTGGCTGAATATTAATATCTGGAATGATATCAACCTCATACACATCTATAAGAACCGGAATAGAACCACTAGTAGTGCTATGTTCCGCAATCATATCTTTTTGGTTTCCAGATATTAAATAGTAGATTTTATCAGTTTTACCATTAGCAATAGAGCCCACAGTGTGTTCTGCTCCTGGTATAGTAACAGAAGCCATAACATTTCCTAAAGCAGATTGCACTGTTCCAACGTTCGAACCCTCCGAAGTGGAAACTTCAATATTCATTGCTTCTCTGTACTCTCCATCTGTTACTAACCTCTCGTCGAGGTCTAGATTCATTCTCCCCTTAACGAAATTATGCTTCAACTCTGGCATATATTAATGTTTTATCCACTTAGACTTACCTCTAAGTATCTGTGTTAATTCTTCTAATTTTATATTTGACAATCTTAATTTAGCTTTTCTTGTCTCTGCAAATTTTTCTTTTTTAAATCTAGAAACTAAATGCTCTTGCACGTTAGCTCTAGTCGAAAGCACAGCGTAAGCCATGTGTTTGTATAATGCTTCTTCGGCAAACTTATGAACCATCATTTCAGCATCAGTACCGAGTCCATCGCTGATATACTTTAGTATTATAGTTCTTCCATTTATATTCGAGCTAAAGTGGATTTTACCACCGATTTCATCTATATAATAAGAACCGTTGACTTGAGAATACTGGGGATCTAACCCATATCTTTCACTGGTGTTCGGCCAAAAATCATCGTCATCATAATCATCAACATTGTTTTCAGCGGGTAAATTTGCTTGGTAATTTTCCCAAGTATTCGAGCTAGGTCCTTGCGTGTAGGTTACATCGTAAACACCAGTAGGTATAACATTGTTAACGTAAGCAACTTGTAATGCTGTGTCGTCAAAGCTAGTTATATACGTGCCAGAAGGAATGTCGTCTCCATTAGCGTCTGTCCCATGTAGCTCCATACCTAAAGACAATACGGTAGATATATCTGTTATAGCGTTCCCATTGGTATCGTACAGTATAATAGTATTAGTACTGGGAAAGTACTCAGTTTGATGTGTTTCAGATGTTGAATTAGGGGATATTTGCTCAGACAAAGTGGTGTCATTGTTGAACACATAACTACCATCGGCATTTTGTTTTATTGATTTTGGATTAGATGTTTTGCTAGTTGGATATATTATATGTTCTATACCAGAACTATCAACCCACGTAATCTTAACATAACTCACGTAGTCTTGAGGTAACATCATCGTGAGAGACGGCGGTAGTTCTATTTCTTGGGATTTAATAGACTTTAATGTATCGTAGCTAAACTCTTGTAGTGCTCTTTGTGCGAAAAAAGCAACGTCAGTCCTCTTAACCTTGCTTATAATTTTACCCTCGCCAACATACGCGATCATAAAATTATTTATTATATGATCTAGAGACGTGAATTGATATCCACCTAAATCATTACCGTTATAATAGCTGTGCGCGGTTTCTTTTAGTAACGCCATTTATTTATAGTTTTTGATTTGTTTTTATTTCAACCTCCTCGTTTCCAGCTGTTTGTGCTAAAGCTGGTTTGTTTAATACTACTCCAGCTAATTCTAGTATTTTATAAACTAATACAGATTCTTCAGACCCATGTAATTCAAAATCTTGGGAAGCACTAGCGTTGTACATCGCTTCACCTAACGTTATTATATATCCCCAATTTGCTTTTTTTGGATACCTAACGTAAGTCACTCTACACGTGGTAATACTTGCGGGCGCTAAATGCAATCCGTCTTCTCTACGTAAGTACACGGGGTTTTTTATCGTTGGTTTTGTTAGGGGAGAGTTTGTGTAATCTATTAGTTCGTCATAATTTATCTCTTGGGCCTCAATACCGTTTGCTATAGGTGTCGCTGAAGATGAAACTCCAATAAAAACCGTACCTAACTTGTACATATCACTAGGATAAGGAAAATAATTATTAACTACAGTTAAAGATCCGTCTGTTTTAAATATACTTATTTTTTCATTTAAGGTTTTTAGTACGTCAGAATACTCGCTTTCGTTACCCGGCATCTCTAAGGCTTGTTTTTTATCGTAAAAATACTGATCGAATAAAACCATTTGAGCTTGATTCGCTAGCAGATTGAATTCTTGTGGTGTTATATAACCTCTTTGCTCTTTATTAGCTGTCGCTAAAACTCTCTGATAAACCGTATCTACACTTACCGCCATAATTATTTTTTATTTTTTATATGGAAACTTTTTGTTTAAAGCTTCTTTTCTTTTGTTGCAACCACAATCTTTTTCTCCGGTAATCTTATCAACTACTTTTTTTATACCTGTTGCTTTTGTAAATTTTTCTATTGTGTCACCTAAACCTCTTGATCTTTTATAATCCTTTAAATTCATTGTATTTAATTTAGTAGTATAGCAACCACCCTTTTATTGAGTGGCTGCTTACTATTGTTGTTATTTTAATCTTTTTTCAATATTAGAATAGATTTCCATACCTTCATCAGTTTTAAACCAATGTGCTAAAGCTGAATACGGATGCTCATCATAAGGAACTGTCATTACTTTCCTTCCTGTGGAAGCCCAGTTGAAAGTTCTTTGATCTGGAGTCAATGTTAAAATACCAGCTTCTGTCGCTTTAATACCGAAGTTTCTAAGTTGAATAGCGTCATCAGTAACTAATTCTAAGAACAATTTAGGATTTTTCTTAGCAAATATAAGTAAATCACGTTTAAGTTCCTTATAAGTCATCTCTGACACTCTAGAACCTATTTCTGCGCGCATAACAGCTTCCATCATATCTACGTCTAAATTGCTAGCCGCTTGTAATGCCGCCACTTCAAATTCTAACCAGTCTAACTGTGCTTCCGCTTGTTTAACCGGTTGCCACTCGTAGTAAACTTTGTCTTTGTGCGGGTGGTACAAACTTAGTAGTTTTTGTAACGTTACTTTGTTTCTAGGTACAAATAAAGCCCCGCTTCTAAAAACGATATGAGATAATCTTTGATCACCTTGCATTTCGTCGACAAAAGGAGTTCTTTGGTTTTGACAATACTTTAACTCTCTTTCGTATCCTTTTTCCTCATCAAACCAATAGATTCCAGTTGACCTTACCATATAAGATAAGGGTGTGTTTTTTCCTTTTAAGTAATAAGTTCTATCTTTTATTTCCCATTCAGGTTTTTTAGGTTCAACTACTTTAGGTTTTGGCGCTTTAACAACTGGTGTCTCAGCAACCGCTGGAGTTTCCTCCACAATTTCTTTTTTTGTTTCTTTTTTCTTTGCCATAATATAATATATAATAAAATTAATAAAAATAAAAGGCCGAGGCCGAAGCCCCGGTCTTTTAATATATAAATGCTTACTTCAATAAGAAGAAGTTATTAGCACCTTGTACAACTAAACATCTTTCAGATAAGTAGTGTACTTCCATCGCGTCTAAATCAGACGTAGTAGCACCAACAGAACCAGTAACCCAAGTTTTTAACTTTCTGTTATCAGTTTGAGAAGCTCTGTATCTAACGTGTAAGAATGGACGTTTTAGGTTTTTACCTAAGTTTTGGTCGTATACTGAAGATACTCCAGCAGGAACCATAACCCCTCTTATAGCGTTAACTGTATCCTTAGCATTAATAGCGCCTCTTGTAGAAGCATCATTTAGATATTTCCAGTCAGACTTGTAAAAGTCATAAGAACCTCTTCTGAAACCAGAGAAACCTAAATTTAACGCCATGTCTTCTTCGTTATCAAACACACCGTAAGAAGTACCACCAGCTCCATAAGAATTCATAGAAGCTAACATGTCATCCATTGCTAACGAAGTAGCTCTGTTTAAGAACATCATGTTTTCTTCAATAGCTCCTTGAGAATCTAGTTCAGCTAAAATAGCGTCAAACTCAGCTAAATCAGTAGCAGCATTAACACCAGTAATACCAGTAGCAATGTTACCTCTAGTTTCGATAGCAGAGAACAAACCTTCTGTACCAAAAGTAGTGTGAGCAGCTCCTAAAGGACCACCATCAGCAGCTGACTGTGCTGAATCACCAACAACAGCTTCAATCATTGCCATTTCTAAGTAATCAGTAAAACGAGCTCTAGTATCACCCTCTGCTTTTAAATACCACATGTATCCGTTTTGGCCGTCTTCACCTGATATTTCAACCCAACCAACTTGAGAAGCATCAGATCCTGAGATGTCATACTTATCTTTCATGATAATTGGCTTGTTAGTAAAAGATTTAAATCCTGGAGTGTTAGTACCTTCTCTACCGTTTGTTCCTTTTGAATACTCAGAACCAATAACTAATACTGTTAAAGACCCGTCGTCATCAGAACCTGTAGAGCCTAATCCTGTTAAGTTACCTATTTGACCGTTGTTGTTTGTAGCGTCGTAAGTAACAACACTAATAACGTTTAAAGCAACAGCTTGTACCAATAATCTATGAGTTGCAGTAGCTGTAGCAACTAATAAAATATCGTTTATTCTAACACCATTGTCTCTAGCTGAAGCGTCAAGAGTAACCCCGTCAATAGTTTTATCAAGAGTTAACTGACCACCAGCAGTAGAAGTGTCAGCACATACTGTAGTATTTTCAACGTGTCCTGTGTATGATAAGTGTAATCTACCTTGTTCTGACCAAACAACTTGATCAGCAGTCATAGATTCTTCAGCCCCTACTTGAGAAAGAAATCCTGAGATAGTTCTGTTTCCAAAAACCTCAGCTTCTTTTTCCATAAGATCTGGTAAGTATTGCTGCGCCCAACCATCCGAAGATGATAACGTAGCAAAATCAATATAATTCGAAGACAGTGTTTGCTGTATTGAAGCTGGCACTGTGTTCGATGCACCTGTAATTGCCATAATTTTGTAATTTTAATTTTTAATTATTTTCTTTTTTTAACTTTAAATGTAGCCCTATTGGAATTATCCTCACCTAATACTCTTACTTTAACATTGGATTGAGTAGGCGCACTATGTACTTTTCTTGGGTCCATATTTATATTTTTGGACTTAGATATACTTTCTCTTAGAGCGTCTGCTTTTCCCTGTTCGTAAAAGTGGTTCGCGATAGCATCAGAGTTCATAGCTGTAAATAAACCTTTATGGTAACCACTAGCATCTTCCATTTGATTATTTTCGTTAAGAAACTTTCCTACGAAATTATTAATGTCACTTTGTGTGGTTTTTACTTTTTCAGCGTCCCCAACGTTGTATCTAAACCTCTTGTCTCCAACTTGATATTCAAAACCTTTGAATTCACCGTCAAAAACCTCTTCAGTTTTATTTAAAAACGTTGATTGTGCTTGCTCTTGCGTCTGGTACCTTTCCTTTGACTCTTCGAAGAATTTAATAGCATCTTGTTGCTCTTCTGTAAGCTTAGATCCCATTTTAATATCTTCATAATATTTGGACTTTAGCCCGTCCAAGTGGCTTTTAGCGCTGGCAACTTGCTCTTTTAGCGCTAGTTTTTTTCTTTTAACATCCTTTTCGTCTTCTATCTGTTCGTCCCACGAAAAGTTATCTTCAACTAAAAAGTTTATTTCTTCATCGTTTAAATGCGGTTTTGTTTCTTTGTAATAAGATCTTAATAGATCATCATCACCAAATGAATTAAAATCTCTATTTAAATTCATATAATCATTTAAATCCCCTCCCGTTTCCTTCATAAACTCAACAACCTTTTGTATACCCTCGGGTAAGTCTGGTTGTTTTGGAACTTGTATCTTTTTTTCCTCCGTTATTTCTACTATAGGTTGTTCTACCTCTTCAGGTTTCTCAACCTTAGGTATATCGACCTTAATATCAACTTCTGGTTTTTTACTAAGATCAACTTTAATTATGTTGTCTGTGTTTTCAAATTTTTTTGTTTTTGGTTTTTTAACCTTGAGTTTGTCCTCTGAAGTTATTTCTAAAACCTTTGGCTCTTCAGCCACCTCTTCTTTTTTGTTTTTTGCCATAATATAATATAATAATAATTAATAATTCCTTTTATAAACTCATTCCAAAGTCAGATAAGTTAATGCCACCCATTATATCATTACCTGTAGATTCAAAATCTTTAGGTGGTTTGTTATTTTCTTTCTGATCTATAAGTTCACTTTCTTGTGTTGCTTCTATTTTTGTTCTTTTATCTTTACGGTCGTCTTTAGCGGACTCTACATCTTTAAGAGCGTCTGACTCCATTTTTTTAAGTCTAAGATTTATTTCAAACTCATGGTCCATTAGTTCTTTTTTAAGCGCTGCTTCCATTTGCATTCTATCAGATTGTAATCTAGATTTCACTTGCTCTAAGTTAAGTTCTGTTTGTGCTTCTGATTGTTTCTTTTGCATTTCAAGTTGTGCAGAAGACTGTTGTTGAGCTATGTTAGCTTGAGCTTGAGCCTGCATGTTTTCTTGTTGCATTTTTTGATCTCTATCTAGTTTTCTTTTTCTTCGAATCTTCAGCAGTTGGTTTGCTAACTTAACGTTTCTTATATCCCTTAGATCTATAGCGTCTTCAAGATCTATACTTTGTTGAGCTAAAGCAGCTTGTATATTGTTCTCTAGAACAGCTTTTTGTTCTTCGTCTGGCATTAACTCAATAAATATCCCGAAATCATATAGGTGAAGGTCTTTCATTTCTTCTAACACAGCTACGTTATGAGCACCTATAGCATGTATGAAAGCTTCTTTTGTTGGAGAGTATTCTATAATGTCAGAAACTCTTAATGATAAAGCCTCACAAACATCTTTAGTTAGATTTAACCCAGCTTGTAATATGTGTCTAGTCGCTGTATTTGAGTTAGCGGCTGCTAATTTTTGCACTCCCACCAAAGAATATTTATCAGGCATACTACCGTCAGTAGCCTCGTTTAAACCCGTCACATCTCTAATCATTTGTAGATAGTAATTGTACGTGTTGATCAAACTAGATATCTTATTACCAGCTCCTTGTCCACCTGATATTTCTTGTATCGGTATTTTCCCTGGATTTTGATCGCCTTCAGAGGTAAAAGATCTACCTATTACAGATCCTGTTTGGAAAAACATGTTTAAGGCTTCTTGTGGATTGTAATTAGTTCCATTACCTAAATCTATTTCAGCAAGCCCATCAGCGTCAAGATACACTCCATCTGGTACCATACGCGACATCACTTGCTGTAGTTTTAAATGAGTGAGCTGGATCATATCTGCGAATCCAGTTATACGACCAACTAAACTCTCGATTTTACCATTATAAATTCTAGGAGCAACAACACTATAGTTCATTTTTACTTTAGTGAAATCACTTTTAGGACGCATCATATTTTCTGCTATACCCCATTTTAACAACTTATCACTACCTAATATCATAGCTCCTTCAAAAAGAACTTCAATACACCTCTTCATTTTACTATATCCTCCTTCTTTTTCTTCAGGTGGATTAAACGAATCGTCTTTTTCTATAGCTTTGTCCCCTCCAGATTTAGTCTCTTTCATTTTATAAACCTCGTTCATATAGGTTTTGTAGTTAAAATAAAGTACTTGAACTTTGTTGTCGTCATCTGAATTCCTAACGTTATAAGCAGCACCACTATTTTGAACTATCTCTTCTAAGTTTTCCTGCGTTAACTCCGGAAACTGCTTTACTAGTTCGTTTACTGGTATTTCTTTTACTTCGCCTATATAGTATAGATCTTCAAAATAAGGCGACTCAGTATAAGAATAAACTAGATTAGCTGGGTCTACGTATTGAACCTTAGCACCCTCGCTCCAATCAAAAGTAGTTTTAACGGCTCCAATACCTAACACCGCTAAATCGTAATAAAACCTTTTTCTTATTAGTTCGTAATCACTACCTTCCAATAAAACGTTTATAGCTTGTTCTTCAGCAATCTCTGTCGCTTGTTTGTAAGTCAACTGCATGTGTAACTCTAATTCTTCTTCAGACCCAGGTATTTCTTCTGGTTCGTTTTCGTTGAGATCTATACCTAAAGTCTCCATAACCGCCTCACTAAGGCCCTTGCTCTTCATGTCAGCCAACATCGACTCCATGTATTCTGTTCGCTTATTTATTCCAAAAGGATCTTGAGAGAAAGCTTTTACTTTATACATTCTCTCTGCTATACCATTTACTATAATATCGACAAATTTAGAAACTATTGGAACAGGCGTCCAATCTAAATTAAGATATGATAAATCTCCATTTATAGATAATTCGTTTTTGTATTTTTGAATAGATTGTTCTCCTCTAGCGTATAATCTTAAATTATGAAAATTTCTATTATTATCATTAAACCTATTACCGTCTCTAGAGTCAGTCATCCATTCACTAGCTATAGCTTTACCGACTTCTAAACCGTATTCTCCAGTCATCTTTTCTAGATCACTAACGACTTGACTTGGGAACGCTACGTTTCTAACTGATTTATACATATTATTTTTTAATTATTTTAGACATATTACCTTTGTTTTCGTACTTGGAAATATGTAGATTTAATTTTGGTTTTTCAATTTTTGCATTAGGTCTATATAAATGCCTGTTACAAGCCATGATAGCTAAACCAGAACTTATAGTAGCATCAAACTTTGTTCTTTTTGTTATATCAAATCTACTCCAATCATTTAACGTTCTGTTAAAGTAGACATTACCATAATTACCGTTGCCTAAATGACCTACGTGCTGTTGGATGTACATTTCAATAGCAGCTGCGTGGGCTTGTTTTATATCTTCACTTGAGTTAGGTATTCCACCTATTTCTTTTTCTGTTACAGACAACTTATTCCATAGTTTATCTGGCCTATTCATTGAGTAACCTCTATAACCTCTTCTTCTTAGATGGTACAATAATCTAGGTTTGTTATTTTCACAAAGTATTGGCATACCGTAAAACACTAAGGCCATTAACACATCTTCAAAGAATATATCAGCGGTTGGCGGTCTAGATACATATTCTAAAAATATATGGTTTGGAGGAGCGTCTTCCATACTAAACTTTGTTAAACCATGTAGAGCTCCGTTCGATCCTCTTCCGTCTACCGTTCCTGATATATCGTAACTATCACATCCAAAAGCTCCCATGTGTTCGTTGCCAGGGTATTTAACACCTTTCTTTACTATAATATTATTCTGCATGTGTGTTGGTGGGAACCAACTTACTTTAAACCTACCTTTTGGATCTGGGTAAAATATGACTTGTGTGTCTTTAACTCCATTAACCCATTGAAAGTTCCCAACACTTATATTAGCTGGTCCTATTCCTTCGTTGTAATCTATTTGTTCGTATATTTTAACTAAGTTAAATATAGAGTTTTTAGCCTCATCCCTAAACGCGTGTTCTGTTGTTCTTGGGAATTGTCTATAAAATTCATTTAATCCATCTTGATCAGACTTTAATCCATCAACTTCGTTTTCCCAGTGCTCTATTATACCGTAGTCTATTAATTCACCGTCTGGTCCGAGTACATCATTATCTGTACTATCAAATACTGGATATCCGTGTTCATCAATAAATCCCTCGTAGTTCCATTCCATTGGGATAAAGAGAGAATATAGACCAGACTTTGTTTGTCCGTTACGATTTCTTGATGTAACATCTGAATCATTGTATAGTTTTTTAAAGTTATCTCCTCCTTTATCTAAAGCGTTTGATGTGCTTCCCATCATGCATTTTCCTACTATTCTACTACCTAATCTTAAACAGGTTTTTGTAACCCTCCAATTGTTTAATATATTGTCTGGTCTCTCCCACTTACCGCTCTCATCATGTACTAGTAGGTTTAGTTTTTCACCATCATAACTATTATCTCCAGTGTTTTTCCAGTCTATTGTTGTGTCTAATCCTTTGATATCTTCGAGCTGTTCATTCGACGTAATCTTCTTTCTCGTAAACTTACTAGCGGGCACACGATAAGCCAACTCGGATTTTGGACGATCCATTCCATCTTGTATAGGTTTAAAAAAGAACGGATAGTTAATTGATATAGGAACCACTTTATCTGTAAACATTTTCTTTGCATCTGAACCTGATTTTGATAGTATACCATATCTAGCATCACCTGTTAATGTAGCTAAGTTAACCGTTTCGGCACTTGACATGAACGAAAATCCAGAACGACGGTTTTTAAGGTAACACATTCCGTAACACCTGTTATCAGCCTTACAAGCCTCCCAGAATATATAAAACAATCTATTTGCCTCCCTATAATCTGGAGCTCCAACATCAATCTTACTCCATTGTAAATACATATAGTGCGTACCGGTTACCCAGGTTGGTTTACCATTATTCATAAACCAGAACCCCTCCTCTCGTCGTTTAAATTCTTCGTCTATGTAATCGTACCATTTTTCTTTACTGCCTTCCGGGTAACCCCTCCAGTCGAATATGTTTTTGATCCTTTGGAGCTCTTTAGGATATTCCTGCTTAACCCACTTATTCTTTGGATGCGTGTATACTTCTTTAGGTGGTTTCGGTAGCGCTATAATTAAATTTTGTATCTCTATAATCTCACCTATAACTCCATTATGTGATAACACAATTAAGTCGTGTTCTTTGTTATAACCGTATTTCCACTTCTTACCCCTATTCATTCTGGTAATAGTGGTTCTTTTTATAGGTTCAACCGTATTAACTAAACTTTGCTTGTACATTACTTAGATCTACCTTCTGCGAATCCTTTAAAAGTCTTTTCCTTTGTCTCTTCAGGTGCTTTGCCCTCCAAAAGGTTTTCTTCTTCTTGAATTCTGTTAAGTATTTCGAATGCGTCAAATATAGCTAGTTTTTTAGTAGCTGCGGCATTTTTTAATCTATCTGCTGATATATCATCGTCTGAATCTACAATCGGTTCTTTAGCAACCTTAATCAGTTCTTCTACTGCTTTCTGCCCAGCTTGGATTATACTCTTCTTCGTTTCCTTCGTATTCATATTTAATTGTAATAAATTGTGTCATAACTCTATATAAGCGCTTACCATCTATAGCGAACTCGTACTTAGAGAACGGCATAAAACCTACTAATCCACCTGCTTCAAAGTCACCATCAGTGTAAACTAACTTTCCAACAAGTGGCTTTTCTACATTGTCCATCTGTTCACCGGTTATATTGTTTTTATCTTTAATAGGTTGTACAAAACAGTAACCATTCGTCGCTTTCCAGTTTTTGTTTGTTTTATATAGAAATATTTGATTTTCTTTAACTAGATAGGTATTTTCGTTAAAATAGCTTCTACTGTTCTTCTCCTTACCCTTTACGTCGTGCCAACGTCTAAAAACGTTATGATGTACTATAACCGTGTCTCCTGGTTTTATTTCCGTTTTAAAAGCTGTAGGAACTGATTTAACAATAGCTTCTCTATTTACGAATTGATGATTAAAGATCTCAGTGTTTAATATTAGATCTTTATCTCCAACTTTTGTAGTATTGTTATATCTATTTCCTTTTGGCTCTATAACGAAGTCAAAAGGCGCTTTCATTAGTACTCTAAATTATACTCTATAGAAATAGCCATGTTTTTGTTAAAGTCTTTCCATGGTAACACATCTTTATTCTTTCTAATATAAATAGAATACTTTTCATCTTCTTCTAATATATCACAAATAGTATGGCCACCGTAAACATCTTGTCCTACCGCGTAGTGCATGGCGTTCTCTTTGTAATCTTTACCTATGGTGATTTTTCTAATTAGTTTTGTTGTCTCCATAATTTATAGTTCCGTCTGTAATATCGATATCATAAGTTCCATATTCTTTCTCGAATTCAGACTGCATTAAAGTTAATTTATCGTTTGTGTCAGCAATATGATGTGTTAATTGGTGTATATTAGTATGTAACACACCTATCTGCATCTGCGCTCTATTTAATATGTTTATAGTTTTTTGCAATGTATCTAATTGCTCGTTACTAATTTTCGTAGGTTTTTCACCTCTTAACTCTTTAATTTTTTTTGTTGTGTTTTTTGCCATTTTATTTAATTTAATTGTTGTTTATTAATCTTCTTCTTCTTGCCAATCAGAACCCGTTATAATATCTTTGATTCCATTTTTATCATATTGTGTTACTCCTTCTAAGAAACTAGGTGTGTTACCGTAGAAAGATATTAAAGCTAAGGAACTATCTAAAGACTTTCTAGTTGTTTCTAAGGAGTTTTGCTTTACTAAACTGTAATCTACATTAGAAAGATCACTTGTATTTATTATTACATATTTTTTCATTACGGTATATTTGTTGTTATTGCTGGGTCGTTAACATAAACTCCGTTGTAATCTGCATTCGCATCGTTTATAGCTATCCTTCCAAATTTTTCTTCAAATCTAAAATGAGCAATTAAACCAGCGTTAGAAACGTTTGACCCACTTGCTAAATCCAAACCTTTATCGCCATCAGGACCTCCAGAGTTATATAGTACCGCTATTTCAGCGTCGGTTAATTGTCTAGACCACATAGCGACATCCTTCATGTCTCCATCCCATGTATTTCCACCTGCTCCGGTACCTGAACACAGATAAACAGCGTTAATAGTCTCGTCTAAAGTTCCAACACCGACTATAGATTCTTTTTTTGTACCATCAATCCAAAACTCAGTGGTATTATCTGACACGCTTACAGTGCCTACTAGATGATGCCATATTCCATCCCCTTCATAAGAAGCTCCACTAGCATTTGTTGAACCTCCGTTACAAACATCTGCCGTACCTCCAAACTTAGGTGTGAACCTATACTCGTTTCCACTAGCGTGGTATATAAGAGTAATTTGATTATTTGTACTGCCAGTGTTTCTACATTTGAAAATCACACAACTAGAAGAGATACTAGCGCTAAGCTTTACCCAAACAGATATACTAAACTCTGTTACATTAGTTTTTACAGCTGCAGCCATTGGTGTGACTAAATTATCTATAGTTACCTCTTGATCAGAACCATCAAAACTACGCGCTTGCGTGTTATGCATGTTAGATACTACCGGAGAGCTAATTGACGCTATACCTAACATTACGCTCTGTTTCTATAGTCTGGTCTTGGAGCTACATAAACTATCACAGACCCAGAGTGTAATTCTACATTGTCCCACATGCCATAAATAGTGATACCTTTTGGAAAAATATCTGTTGCGGCTATTGGATCAGAGTCTTCGTTAGCTTCAGCTGTAGTGTCGTTGTTGTGTGCGTTCCACATAGTGTCTATGGCTGAAGTTCCTGTTGCTACGAAAGCAGTGTCACCCATACCCATATTTACACCACCATCAAGAGATTCTAAAGCTTGAAAAGCAGCGTCTGTTATCATCGTGATAGCGCAAACGTAATATTTAGCGTAAACACTATTTAAAAGAAGTTTCGCCCCATCTCCTTTTAAAAACGTAGATCC